CTATTAAATTAAACGAAGGTATTGAGGAATTTTCTGTCGTTTGTGATGCATCAAATAATAATATCGTTGATATAACAAACAGAAAATTTACTGTTGATATTTTTATTAAACCATCACAAAGTATAAATTTTGTAGAATTGAGCTTTACTACATAAGATATGCCATCAATTACTAATTTTACATCAAATTTTAAAGGTGGTACTAGAAAAAATAGATTTCTAGTAGAAGCAGTATGGCCTTCTGGAGTAGGAAATCCAGTTGCCACATATCATGTATTAGCTACAACTTTGCCCTCTTCTACACTAGGAAAAGTAACTTTTCCTTATAGGGGGAGACAAATTCATTTTGCTGGTGATAGAGAATACGAAGATTGGGAAGTTTCTATTTTAGATGACTCTCCGGTTTCAGGGACTTTGTGGCGTTCTTTTCAAGAATGGCATAAAAAAATAAATGGCCATGCTTCAAATACTCATTCTGCGGTCAACGAATCATTTAGTAATTTAAAGCAAAATTGGGTGGTAAGACAAACTGATTTAAATGGAAATACAATTAAAAATGTTAGATTAATTGGTTGCTATCCATCTATAGTAGGTCCTATTGATTTTGATATGGGTTCACAAGTTTATAATACATTTGTAGTAAAAATAGCTTACGATTATTTTCAAATCTTCTAAAGGAATATAATGGCGCAATCAATAGAAAATTTTAAATCAAATTTTTTTGGTGGTACACGAAAAAATAGGTTTGAAGTTCAAGGATCTTTTCCGTATGGAGGAGCTTGGAATAAATTTCAAGTATATGGAACTCAATTACCACAAAATAATTTATTAACATTAGAATTTGATCATCGTGGTAGAAAATTAAAATTACCTGGAGATAGAGTTTATGGTGTTGGTGGAAATTCTCTATGGACAGTTCTAGTATTAGATGATAATAACCAAAATCCATCTAGATTATGGAATGCAATACATGGTTGGAGTAACACCATAAATAATCATACAGCAAATACTGGTAGTCAAAGCAATGCAAGTGATTATAAAGCTTCTGTATGGACAGTAAATCAATTAAATTTAAATTGTAATGCGGCGATAAAAACAATAAAACTTTACGGCTGTTGGCCTGTCCAAGTAGGAGAAATAGAATTAGATGAAAGATTACCAAACGAATTTGCTACATTTCAAGTTGCATTTTCTTTTGATTATGCAGAATTTTAATTATGGAGTATAAATGGCTATAAATTTATTTGGATTTAAATTTGGTAAAGATGAAAAAGCAGATAAACAAAATTTGCAAAATTTCACGCCCCCAGAGGAGTTTGATGGGGCGTATACCCTTGAAGGTTCTGGCGTTTATGGAACATTCATTGATTTCATGGGATCTGCTAAAGATGAACATGCTACAATTGCTCAATATAGAGCAATGGCGTTATATCCAGAAGTAGATACAGCTATTGATGAGATTACAAATGAATCTATTGTTAATGGAAATGATAGAAAACCTGTAAAGTTAGATTTAGCAAAAATAAATTTTTCTGAAAATGTTAAAAGCAGAATTTATTATGAATTTGATAATATTTTAAATTTATTAGATTTTCATGATAAATCGTATGAAATTTTTAGAAGATGGTACATTGATTCAAAATTATATTTTTATATTTCAATTGATATGGATAATCCGTCTGATGGTATTAAGCAATTAGTCCCATTAGATTCCACAAAAATTAAAAAAGTTCGTAAAGTAAAATCTACTAATGCAAAAAGCGGAAGTGATACTTTATCAATTATAAAAGATGTTGAAGAATTTTATCTATATTCAAATAATGATAAAAATTCTATAATAGGTACTAGTTCTGGAGGTGTTAAAATTTCTCCAGATTCTATTTGTTATGTACATTCTGGAATGGTTGATATGAATTCTAAGAGAGTCTTAGGATTCCTCCACAAGGCAATTAGACCTCTAAACATGCTTAGACAGGTCGAAGATGCAATAGTCGTATATCGCATCTCCCGCGCTCCAGAAAGAAGAATATTCTATGTGGATGTTGGTAATCTGCCAAAACAAAAAGCAGAACAATATGTTCGTGAATTAATGAACAAATATAGAAATCGTATGATTTATAACCAGACAACTGGTGAAATCAAAGACGATAGAAATCAAATGGCAATGCTTGAGGATTTCTGGCTACCCAGAAGAGAAGGTGGTAGAGGAACTGAAATTACCACCTTGGACGGGGGACAAAATCTAGGCGAATTGACCGATGTTGAATATTTTAAGAAAAAGCTATATTTTGCCTTAAATATTCCTCCATCAAGATTAGTAGGAGAAAATGGTTTTAATCTTGGAAGATCTGCTGATATAACCAGAGATGAAGTAAAATTTTATAAATTTATAGAAAGATTACGATATAAATTTTCTGGAGTATTTTCTCAATTATTAAGAGTTCAATTAATTTTAAAGGGAATAATAACAGAAGAAGATTGGAATCTTATTTATCCTAACATCAATTTTGTATTTAATAGAGATTCTTATTTCAATGATCTAAAAGACGCTGAAATACTTTCGGCAAGAATGGATCTAGCTGCGTCAATGGAGCCTATGATTGGCAAATATTATTCCACAAATTATATTAGAAAAAATATACTAAAACAATCCGAAGAGGAAATTGAAGAATTAAATAAAGAAATGGCGATTGATCTAGCAAAAATGGAAGAAGATCAAATGAAACAGTTGCAGATGCAACAACTAGTTCAGGGCCAAGAATAAAAAATTCTAAATATAAAGGAAAAAAATATGATAAACAAAAAAATAATTGAATCAATTCTATCAGAAAACGCAATTAATGCTAAAAAGTTAATTGAAGAACAGTTGACTATTAAACTTGGCGAAAGACTTGCTGAAGAATATATCCGTATTTCTAAAAAAACATTTAATGAAAAAAATGAAGAATATATGGATTCAGAAGACGATGAAGAATATATGGATTCAGAAGACGATGAAGAATATATGGATTCAGAAGATGAAGAAGAAGACGAAGAGCCAATGACTGAATCTTCAAAATCTAAATTAGCAGCAATGTATCCCCCAGAAGATAAGATAACAAGAGGAGATATTATCGCAGCTGCTCAAATGAAGAAGAAGAAGAAAAAATGAAATTAATAACAGAAACAGTCGAAGAGATAAAATTTCTTACTGAAAAAACCGATAGCGGTGAAAAGCAATATTTCATCGAAGGTATTTTCATGCAAGCCGATCAAAAGAATAAGAATGGAAGAATTTATCCAAGAAATATTCTAATGAATGAAGCTCGTCGTTATGTTACTGAATATGTACATAAAAATCGTGCTTTAGGCGAACTAAATCATCCATCTGGACCATCAGTTAATTTGGATCGCGTATCACATAGAGTTACTTGGCTTAATGAAAGCGGAAGTGACATTTATGGAAAAGCAAAAGTCCTTGATACCCCATGCGGACAAATTGTAAAAAATTTAATGAATGAAGGTGTTAAACTAGGAGTATCGACTCGCGGCATGGGTTCTTTGGAGAAAAAAGGCGCAGTGAACTATGTAAAAGAAGATTTCATGCTTGCTGCCATCGATATTGTCGCAGATCCATCTGCACCAAATGCTTTCGTTGATGGAATCATGGAAGGTAAGGAATGGGTTTGGGATAATGGTATCCTAAAAGAACAAGATATTGCTGGATATCATCGAAGAATTTCAAGATCTTCCAAAAGAAAACTTCAAGAAGAATCTATAAAAGTATTTGCAGATTTTTTAAGAAAAATAAAATGAAACGCCTAAATCCAAAAGAATTAAAATCTTTAAATGAATCTTGTTCAAATGTTGTAAACAATAAACAACAATTGGACGAATCTGCGTCACAGGCATTAGGGGCTATTCTTCGCGGTATTGGAAAAGGAATTAGAACAGTGGCAAGAACTACTACTTCATCAGGTAGACAAGCCAATAAAGATGCTTTAGGTAGAACAATTCAACGGTTTGGAGTGGGGGCAGAAGAAGCTGCTGCTAAAACTAAAGAATTTTTTACAGGTAGAAATTATTCATTAATGACAAGCACTGCTAGAGGACAAAGACAAGCAGCAGCAGCAGCAGAGCGATCAGCACAAGATGCAGCGAGGCAAAGAGTAATACCAGAATTTCAAAGAATTATTAATCAATATGGAAATAATCCAAATTCTCCTGCTTGGCTTGCTAATATGACACCTGGACAAAGATTACAGGTTCAAGGAGCATTTAAAGCAGCTAGAGGAGTACAACTTCCGAGTTCTGTTCCTGGAACTCCTCCTATTGTAACCGGAAGAGATTGGGTTCAAGCAGAAAAGTTATTGCTTTCAACCCATCCGAGTGGTGGTGCTAAAGCATCTCAACAAGCTTTATCGCAAACCGCACAAAAAGCCGCTGGAAGTGGTGCAGGAACGGGAGGGGGTATGGGAACAGCTGCTGCTATTGGTGCATTAGGCGCGGGTACAGCAGCATGGGCTGCAACAAAATTTTTAAGTGCAAGAAGCTCGTTGCCATCAACAACTGTTCAGCCTTTAGAACAAGGAGCATCGCAAGGGCTTTCAAATAGTTTAGGTATTCCAGAATTAACAAGATCCCTTCAACAGGGGGTTGGCGGAAGCGCAAGGGAAGAACTGGAACTCCAAAGAAATAGAAAATAAATTTTATAAATAAAACGGAGAATATAATGTTACCACAAAATACACAATCGACTGAACCGGATATCCTTGGAGGTGGTGCGTTTGATACCACTGGCAGGGGAGTAGTTTTAAACAAGCCAGTAGGCGAATATTACGCACAAAATGCCGCCTCAATCAGGACACCACGAATGGGAGGACCAATGCAAATGCCAGGATCTCCTATGGGTACTGAAGATGGAATTGACCAAGAAGAACCAACAGATGATGAGTTACAGGCAGAATCAGAAGAATCTTTAAAGGAACATCTTGCTGCTTTATTTGCTAATTCAAATCTTTCAGAAGATTTTGTTGAAAGAGCAAAAACCATTTTTGTTGCTGCTGTAAATCAAAAACTAAACGAAAGATCTTACAAACTTCAGGAAGCATATCAGAACACATACTCAAATGCACTATCCTCAACTGTGTCTGAATTGACTGAGAAGGTAGATGATTATTTAACCTATGTTGTTGAAGAATGGGTAAAAGAAAATCGCCTACAAGTCGAAAGAGGAGTTAAAGTTGAATTGGCAGAGAATTTTATTTTTGGCCTAAAGAAACTCTTTGAAACTAACTTCATTGATGTTCCTGATGAAAAATATGATGTTCTAGATGAACTTTATTCTGAAATTGATAACCAGAAAAGACATCTAAACAAGAGCATTCATGAAAATGTTTCTCTTCGCAAGAAACTTTTAGATACTGCTGCTATAGCAGTCTTTGCGGAAGAAACTGCTGGTTTAGCTTCAACCCAGATAGATAAATTGGCTAATCTAGCAGAAGGAGTTGAATTTGATAATGCAAATGAATTCCGTAGAAAACTAAGAGTTATCAAGGAAAGCTTCTTTGCTCGTCCAGTTCAATATGTCCCACAACCATTACCAAGAATACAATCAGTAAATCGCGCTATTGATATACTTGAAACATCATCAGTACCCGAAACATTAACTGAAAGTACTGTTAATGCTTATGCAAATGCGATTAGTAGACACCTTAAGAACAGATAAATTATAAATAAAAATACACAGGAGATAACATGTTCGAAGATACAACACCATACGATATTTTAACTGAGAAGTGGGAGCCAGTTTTAAGCCACCGCGCACTCCCTGCAATTGAAGATAGCTACAAATCTAAAGTAACCGCAGTTCTTCTTGAGAATCAAGAGTCTGCAATGCGTCAGCAAAGACTTGTTGAAGACAACACCCTAGGTGGACCAATCAGCAATGTTTTTGGTGGGGCATCAACTAACATCGCTGGTTATGATCCAATCCTAATCAGCCTTGTTCGTCGTGCAATGCCAAACCTCATTGCTTATGACATCTGCGGCGTTCAGCCCATGACCGCTCCAACCGGACTCATCTTCGCAATGCGTCCCAAGTACGATACCGCCCCCCGTAAGGAAGCCATGTATCAGGAACCATTTGTTCCATTCGGTGGTTCAGGTGGCACTTTAAGCGGATATCAGGGCTACTTTGGAGGTTCTGCTGATTACGGTCTAACTCTCTTTGCAGGTGTTAGCAGCGGTACTAGAAACTCATCTAGCTTCTTTGGAGATAACTTCAAGGGCATGTTAGTAGGTGAAGCTGAATCGCTCGGAGGTGCTGGTGCAAAGCAGTTCGGTGAAATGGCCTTCACTATTGACAAGGTTGCTGTTCAGGCTAAGACACGCGCTCTAAAGGCCGATTACACGACTGAACTTGCTCAAGACCTCAAGGCTGTTCACGGACTTGATGCTGAAACCGAACTTGCTAACATTCTCAGCACTGAAATTCTTGCTGAAATTAATCGAGAAGTTGTTCGTGGTATCTACCATGTCTCTAAACTAGGAGCACAGCAGACTGATCTATTGGGCAATGGACAGGGTGGAGGGGCATATGACCTTCTATCTGACTCTGATGGTCGTTGGTCAGCTGAACGCTTCCGTGGCCTCATGTTCCAGATCGAACGCGAAGCTAATGCAATCGCCAAGGAAACTCGTCGCGGTAAGGGTAACTTCATCATCTGCTCATCAGATGTTGCTTCAGCCCTCGCAATGGGTGGATTCCTTAACATTAGCCCAGCTCTAAACACTCAACTTGAAGTCGATGATACTGGCAATACCTTTGCTGGCGTACTCAACGGAAAGATGCGCGTTTATATCGATCCCTATGTTCAGTCTGGTGTAGACTTTGTTTGCGTAGGATATCGTGGTTCAAGCCCATACGATGCTGGCTTGTTCTACTGCCCCTATGTCCCTCTCCAGATGGTCCGTGCAGTCGATCCCGACACATTCCAGCCCAAGATTGGATTCAAGACCCGCTACGGCATGGTTGCTAATCCATTCGTACTCAATGGTTCTGGTACTTCAGATGGAGAAGCTTTAAGTGCAAATCTTAACCAATACTATCGTATTTTCCGCGTACTAAATCTACACGGTAACACTAACTGATAGTTAATATCAAACACTTCGGAAGCGGGAGCCAGAAATGGCTCCCGTTTTCTTTTCTAAATACTATATGGCAAATAATCAAATAAATCCATTAGCAGTAAATTATTTTCATTTTGAAATAGAAAGACTGCCAGGTGTGGTATTTAATTGCACTGAAGCAAATTTACCTAGTTTGTCTATGGCCGCAAATGAACAACCCACAACTTTAGGTGTTCCAATAAAAAGACCAAGTAGCAAATATACTTTTGATGATTTTCTTATAAGTTTTATAGTTGATGAAAATTTAACAAATTGGCTTGAAATTTATAGATGGATGAGAGCACTTGGAAATATTGATGACGATTGTACTTTTAATACATTACCATTTAATCAATGGATGACAACAGCAATTTTATATTTGACTAAAAGTACATATAAAGATAATAGAAAAGTTATATTTCAAAATGTATTCCCTGTAGCTTTAACGGGTCTTAAATTTTCATCAGTTGCACAATCATATTCTCCGCAATATGCAACTGCTAGATTTTCTTATACTTATTATAGATTTGATCCAGATCCTGGCAATCCAAGTTGACTTTATTTACTATTGTGTATACTTAAATTATGAATTTTGATGAATTAAAACAACAAGTACAAGAAGATCTCAAGATAGATTCCACAGAACTTGCCATTGAATCTGTAAACACTCCACAGATCCATAACAAGTATCTACTCTTCCTTAAGAAGCACAAGGAAGCCCTTGCGGAGGACGAGAGAACCCTTCGTGTGATGAAGAAGTACAAATGGCTCTATTATACAGGAAAGCTCTCTAAAGAGGAGCTAGACCAATTTAAGTGGGAGCCATTTGACCTAAATATTCTGAAAACAGATGTTGATAAGTTTATTGACGCAGATGATGATGTTATCAAACTTGAGCGTCAGATCACAGAAAAAAAAGAATTAGTTAGTTACTTGGACGGAGTAGTAAAAATAGTCGCAAATAGACAATGGAATATTCGTTCAGCGATTGAGTGGATCAAGTTTAGTCATGGCCAATGAAGAAGTAAAAATAGAAAAAATAGATGGTACATTCATCAAAGTTCATTGCGAAAATTCAGTAGCAAAAGAGCTATCAGATTACTTCACATTCAAAGTTCCTAATTCGCAATATTCCCCAGCATTCAAGCGTAGAATATGGGATGGTCAAATTCGCCTATTTAATTACTTCACTCGCAAGATCTATACTGGCCTGAGAAACAAAATTGTTCAGTTTTGTCTTGACAGACATTATGATTGCAAGTTTGAAAACTTTAAGGAAGAATTTTTTGAAGATTATAAGTCTTTTATTGATGCTCTACCTCTATACTCAGATTCTGGCCAAATCAAGCTCAGAGACTATCAGCAGAGGGCGGTGGAGATGGCTCTTGATCATAAGCGTAGCCTACTGATATCTCCAACTGGTAGCGGCAAGTCTCTTATCATCTACACGATACTAAGATATCTTCTAAGCAAGAATAAGAAGATTCTTGTCCTTGTTCCTACCACAAGTCTAGTTCACCAGATGCGTTCAGATTTTATTGAATACTCTGGCAAAGACTGGAATGCAGATAAGAATATTCATATCATCTATGCTGGTAAAGACAAGGAAACGACAAAGCCCATAGCAATATCCACATGGCAAAGTGTTTATGATCTTCCAGAAAAATTCTTTGCCGAATATGATGCTGTTATTGGCGATGAATGTCATCTATTCAAGGCTAAGTCACTTGTTCGCCTAATGAATAAGCTCAGAAACTGTCATGTTCGTATTGGCACTACAGGAACGCTTGATAACATCCAGGTACATAAACTAGTTCTTGAAGGTCTATTTGGTCCACCGATTCGTGTTACAAGCACAAAAGATCTAATCGATAATAAAGTGCTTTCTAATCTTGATATCAATTGCATTCAATTGAAGTACGCAAAAGAAGAATGCGATACGATGAAAAGAAAAACATATCAAGAAGAAATAGATTACATTATATCACATGAGAGAAGAAATAAAGTTGCAGAAAAACTTTGCGCTTCTCTCAAAGGAAATACTTTAGTTCTATTCTCGCAAGTTCAGAAGCACGGTCTTCCATTCTTCGAATCGATACAAAAAACTTGCACAGATAAGAAATGTTACTTTATTTCTGGAATGACTGATGCCGAAGACAGAGAAGAGATTCGTAAAATTGTGGATAAGTCAGAAAATTCTATTCTTGTTGCTTCTTATGGAACTTGCAGCACTGGCATAAATATCAAGAATATTCACAACATTATATTTCTTCATCCGTCAAAATCAGTTGTGCGTGTTCTTCAGTCTATCGGTCGTGGTTTAAGAATGTCAGAAACAAAAGATCGTGTAATGGTCTTTGATTTGGTTGATGATTTGAGGCATAAGAAATATAAAAATCATGCATTCAATCATTTTCTTGAACGAATAAAAATTTACGAAAGCGAATCTTTTTCTTTTAATTTGGTCCCCATAGATCTTTGAGGAGATAAATAGTCATATGGAAACTACTTGCAGATTGTTTAAGCTGAGAAGTGGTGAAGAAGTTCTCGGATTATTATCTGGGGAGAATGATTCTACTATTAGCATCTTAAGACCAATGGTTATTAAGACGCATATATCTCCAGACTCATTTGGAGTAACTAGAGAGATAACACTTTTAAGAAATTGGCTTGAGTTTACAGATCAAACACATATTGATCTTCCAAGAGATCATATCGCTTCTGTGTTAATGCCATCTGAAAGTACAGTTATTTTATATCAAAAGTCTTTAAAGACTGAAGAAAACTACAAAGAATCTATTAAGAAAGCAGAAGAAAAAACAAAAGAGATAATGGAAAATCCAGAAGGATTGCAGGATATGCTGAATTCATTATTTGATGATATAATTGAAGGTGATATTCAAACAGCAGAACCAAAAAATCCTTTAGCAAAGCCACCATCAATGCCATTTCCTTTTATGAATACAAATACAAATGTAGGAATGTTCTTTTCGATTCCTCCAGATGTATTTCAGGACATGATCGAAAATGGTCTTTTAGATTTTGATATGTTTGGTTCTTTACGAGATGATGAGGAAGAAGATCTTTTGATTCCAGAAATGGAATTCCTCACAGATAAAGAAAAAGAAAAGATGAAGAGAAAGGGAATTAATTTAGAAGACTTCCCTGATGACCCTCGTAAGTATATCGATGATATATCTGATGATACTAAAGAGTAACTAATTAGTTATAAATTCCCTTGTTGATCGCCTACACAGCGAAGTGTATCGATAAACCACAATTTTGTCAATTGATTTTTTCTGGAATTATGATATTATTTGGCAATGAGAAAAAAGAAAAAAATAGAAGAATCTGATGACATAATAGAGCCAGATTTAATACCCATAATAGAGGAAGAGGAAGAAACATCCCACTATGTTGATAATAAAGAATTTTTGGCTGAGATGATAAAATGGAAAAAGCGATATAATGCAGCCGAAGAATCTGGAAGAAAAAAACCTCCTATTTCAAATTACATAGCAGAAGCTTTTTTAAAAATAGCAGAGCATCTTTCGTATAGACCAAATTTCATGAACTATCCCTACAGGGAAGAGATGGTTGGTGATGGGGTAGAAAATTGCTTGATGTATGCTCATAATTTTGATCCAAACAAATCAAAAAATCCCTTTTCTTATTTTACCCAAATCATATATTTTGCATTTTTAAGACGCATAGAAAAAGAAAAGAAGCAGTCTTATATCAAGTATAAGATAATGGAAGATAATGCCGATGAAAAATTTCATCGATGGTTTAAAGAAAATTATTTTGCAAAAGATAGTTCAGCTAGCTTCAGAGAAATTTTTAGTCTTTCAGAAAATGATGTAAATAAATTTGAAGACACAAAAGTTAAAAAGAAGAAAAAGAAAATAAAAAATCGCAAATGAAAATTGCAATAATTAACGATACTCATTTTGGCGCAAAGAATGATTCTCCAGTTCTTTTAGAACATTTTATTCAGTTCTTTGAAAAACAGTTTTTTCCATATTGTGTAAAACATAATATTGAGCATGTGATCCATCTTGGAGATTTCTTTGATCGTCGTAAGTATGTTAATTTTAATACTCTGAATCAAGTCCGTACTCGCGTTATTGAACCTATGGAAAAAATGGGCATGTCGATGCAAATAATTATCGGCAACCACGATACCTATTTTAGGAATACAAATAAAACTAATTCTCCACAAGAACTTCTTGAAAAGTATTTTCATATTGAAGTGGTGAATGAACCAAAGGAACTTATATACCCAGATGTTTCTATTGGTGCTGTTCCCTGGATGTGTGAAGATAATATGGATGCCTGTGTTGAGTTTATAAAAAACACAAAGGCCCATATTCTATTAGGCCACTTTGAGATTGTTGGATTTGAAGTTCTTCGTGGGGTATATCACGATACTGGACTTCAGAGAGAAATGTTCGATAAGTTTGAAACTGTTATGTCTGGGCATTTCCATCTAAAATCAAGACATAAGAATATCGAATATCTTGGTACTCAGTATCAAATGGGATTTACAGATGTCAATGAACGAAAAGGATTTCATGTCTTTGATACTAAGACTAGAGATCTAGAATTTATCCAGAACACAGAAGAGCTGTTTCATAGAATCGTTTATGACGATTCTCTATCTGATGAACTTGAGAAGCTTGACTTTCCTAGTTTCAAGGATAAGTATGTACGGCTGATTGTCCAGAGAAGAAACAAGCCAGTCTTTTACGAAAAGTTCATGACAAAACTGAATGAAGCCAAACCATATGATGTAACTGTAGTGGATGAAGAAATTGAAATAAATTATTCGTCTATTGATATTGATATGAATATGGATACAATAACGATGATCTGTAAAGAGATAGACGAACTATCTGAGATTACTAACAAAGACGATATCAAGAGCATCATTAAAGATCTTTATCAAGAATCCCTTACTATAGATGATTAACTTTAAAAAGATTAGATTCAAGAACTTCGGCTCATTTGGAAACACCTTTTCTGAGATTGATTTCCAGAAAAGTCAAACAACTCTTGTCAGCGGATCAAACGGAAACGGTAAGTCGTTTGCGTTTCTTGATGCAATTACATTTGCCCTCTTTGGCAATCCTTTTAGAAACATCAATATACCGCAACTTGTAAATAGCGTAAATAAAGGTAAGTGCCTAGTCGAACTAGAGTTTGAGATCAACAAGACTGAGTATATGATCCGACGCGGCCTTGCCCCAAAGATCTTTGAGATCTATAAGAATGGGGAGATGATAGAGCAAGCAGCCAAGACTAAAGATTACCAAGACATGCTTGAGAATCAGATCCTCAAGATGAATAGAAAGACTTTCATG